GTAAAAAGTCCTGCAATTTCTGATGCCATGATTTATTCCTTAATAGTTCCAAGCCGCAGGGTTGTAGCCAACTTTAGATGAATCTACAGCTCCACCACTGTATGCGCCAAATTCAGTAGCGGATGGATTAAAGTAGTTTTGAATACCACTTACAAACTGTGGGTTAGAACCTAAACCAGAAATAACAGTTCCTAATGGACTAAATCCAGCACCTGCTTGTTGAGTTCTAGCAGCAGCCAATCCACCTTGCAACAATGATGAACCAACATTAGCACCAGCAGTAGCAGACTTGCCACCCAACTGTGCGCCAATATCTAAAGGTTGTTGTCCAAGGGATTCAATAGTTGAACCTGCACCTAAGTAAGCACTGAATGGACTCAAAGCACCTACTTGACCTGCTTGATACTGTCCAAGCAAATTAGCACCAGAGCCAAGCAATCCTGTTCCAAACGCAACATTCTGCTGACCAGCTTGTTGAGCCTGTGATGCCAATTGCAAGTCTTGTTGAGCTAATGCGTTGTAGTAGGCCTCCATCTCAGGAGTTGTAGCACCCAAACCAGCAGCACCACTTGGTCTAGCACCTGTAGCACCTACAGATAAACCGCCACGACCTGTCTGGTACAACTGATTCTGCAACTGTGCCATTTGACGCTCACGGCTAGGGGCAAGCAAATCTTGTTGCTGTTGCATATACTGAGCCGCAACCTGTTGAGGAGTCTGCTGTAAATACTGTTGACCAAGATTAAACAGTCCTGTAGCCCCTTGCTGAAGCGGAGCATATTGTTGTTGTGCTTGTTCAGCTTGAGTTAAAGCACCACCTGTAAGAGCCTGTAATCGGTTCTGATAGGCTTGCAACTCAGGACTGACTGTGTAGCCAGCACCAGTGAGATAACCACTAGGATCAAATTGAAAGTTTGAAGTTCCATATCGACTTGTGATTCCAACAGGGCGAAACTTTGCCGCTTCTGCCGCTTGTTGGGCAGCATAGCGTTGAGCTTCAGCAGATGTATTAGCCGCACTTTGTGTGGCATCGGCTTGCATCAAACCGCCAAGTAAACTAGCTCCAGCCGCAATAAATGGCATATTATTCCCCTTTAATCAAAATATCATCCACTTTTGACGCATCTTTTTCGTCTGTGGCATGAATACAAAACCAAACACAATCCGTAATCGCTTTGACTCCATGAGTCAGTCCCGCCTTGATTTCAATACAAGCAGGAGCTTCAATAATCTCTAACTCATCACCTTTCAATACAACCACTTTACCTTTAGCCAATATCGACAAATGACTAAAGTTGTGAGTGTGTTTCAAGATAGAAGTGCCAGCAGCAAATTCTGCTTCTTTAGCATACAACCCATCAGAAAAGTGATGTGTAATCATTTTTATTCGTACAAAATGTTGATAGAGCCAGCGTCAAAGGTGTCTGTGCTAGTTGATGTAATGCGTACAGCTGTTAACACCGCACCCAATGAAACATCACCAGCACCAGATGGGACTGTTGCAGTATCAGTTTTTGTAATGTGTGATGAAACCCAGTTATTGCCAGTAATGTTTGTCAGAACCATGTGACCAGAAGTAGTCCTTACGGCAGTAGTAACAGTTATAAGAAATCCAGATGTCGATGAATTGATTGAATTCCCTCCACTTGTAGCCGCGTTGCTGGTCGCAAGATAACCGCTTGTTGTGTAAGTAGTTGAACCAGTACCAAGTTGAACCAAAATATTTGCGGTTGCGGATAAAGAAACACCTTGAAACATTACTGTAATACGTTTAACCCAAGATGGAATAGCAGTAAAGTCAATAGCTGTTCCTGAAGTAGACGCAACAGCAGTACCAGAGGTAAGAACACCAACACCTGTTGGAGTACCTCCTATTGCGGGACTAGTTAATGTGGGACTAGTTAAAGTTTTATTGGTAAAAGTTTCTGATCCCGCAAGAGTAGCCAATGTTCCAGTTGTAGGAAATGTGACGTTTGTCGTACCTGTCAAAGTTCTAGTGTAAGCAAAGTTTCCAGAACCTGTCACAGTCATTGCCGCATTATTTGCAACTCCTGTACCTCCTTGATCTGCTCCTAAAGTACCTGTAGACACTAAACCTTTAGATGAATCTGTAAATACAGGTTTTGATGCTGTTAGGCTAGAAAGAATTGGTTGTGCCGTTAATGTTGCTACGCCTGTTAATGTAGATGTACCACTAACAGACAATGTTGGAATTGTTACAGTACCAGTAAAGGTAGGTGATGCAGTATCTGCCTTAGTCGCAATGGCGGTAGATATAGCGTCAAATTCAGTATTGATCTCAGTACCCTTGACGATCTTTAAGGGATCACCAGAAGTAAGTGTGTCTTTAGTTGCAAAGTTGGTTGCTTTTGTGTAATTTGACATAGTAATCCTTTAAGCCAATCTTCCATCTTTAGCTTGAATCTCAATCTTTTGAATTGATAATTGTGAGCCATTGATAATTGTTTCATATCCAGTTTGCACGATTTTCCCAGAACCTGACGCATTTGCAACTAAACTTTGCAATGCAACACCCAAAGAATAATTGGCAATTACAGTTGCATTTGCACCATATTCAGCAATTCCATACTGAGAAACACCCTGAAGTGGAATAAGAATTGTTTGAGATTGGTAGTTTGTTAGAAAATCATATCCCCATTTAACAGTGAGATATTGATTGCTACCACCAATAACAATAGCAGTTATGCGTTTAACAATTGATGTTTGTGATGGATTGCCAAGGTCAGCATGGTTTGTAAAATATGAGAATTGATATGTAGATGTATCGTCTAAATATCCACCATACTTACCAATATATCCAGTTTTACCAATCAACAAGTCTCCATTGCGTCTAGAACAAAACGAACTAGGCAAAATGGAATCCCAAGTAGTTGCTCTAAATGAACCATCTTGCAATGTTGCCTTTGTATCAAAACAATATAATTTTTTAACGGATGGTGTAGTAATCAAATAAAAAGCATTTGATTCTGAATAAACAGACTTAACAGTTGCTAAGTTTTCTCCAAACATGATTGTCATCATGTCATTACGAACATTCTTAGACAAGTCACGTTCTGGTGCTGATTTCTCTTGAATCGTTCTCATCAATGACCTAATGCCACTGTTTGATAAGAAAATAACGTCTGTGCTTGTTGTCTGAATACTATCTCTAGCAATACAACCAATACCCTCAACAGTGTCGCTAAGTGTCATGGTTGATGGTGAAGTTGCACCAGAATATATCAATATCTGACGTTTACCAAAGATAAACAAAAATCCATTGTGTGCCGCTAAACCTGTAATCTCATCAGCACCATTAGGCCAAACATTATTTACATTCAAACTACCAGCAGTACCAGTTGCCCATACATGACCAGAGATCAAGTCACTAAAGTAGACAGTTGCATTGTTTGTAGTGGTTGTAGCCGCCCATAAACGACCATAAGCAGAAATCACATTGTTTGCTGATGGCACAGTAGCTACATAACCAGTTTTCTCTGAAACTCTGCGATAAGTTGTGGTTGAAACAGCAGGGTCAAATATCAGTGGCTCATGTCCTGATTGAAAGAAATATGTAATGCTGTTAAGTGAAGCACATTGCCAGTTGTTTGCTGTAATGGTAGGAGCAGAACCACCACCCCCATAGGTCAATTCAGTAACAGCATTAGAACCATCAAGTTTAAATAACTTCAAATTACCAGCAAATAGAACTGTCAAAGTTCCATCTGCTTGTACTAACTCATGTATGACAGTGGCATCATTTGAACCAAGATTACCAGTAGCAGAATTTACCTTTGTCCAACCTTTTCTGCATCCAATACGACCATACTGGTCAATGATGCAATTAGCCGCAACCAAAGCAAATCCACTCTGCAAATCAAGCGGAGAATCTTGCGTATTCAACCCATAAAAGCCTGGGGCTGAAATGCTTGAGACTGTGATTGCTTCTGCCATTACACCGCCACAAACGAATCGTTTTCAGGGGAACGAGCCAACTCTAAAGCAATCAAGTCAGACATAGATGCCTTGAACAGTGCATAAGCCTCAGAACTACTCAATCCACCATCTTCACCACGTTCAACCAATGCCCTAGCATAAGCACCAAGAATGATTGGTTCTTTTGCTAACAAGGTTGTATCCGAATCGCTAGACATATCATTTTCTGGAACTATCAAACTGAATCTGATGCTATAAACACCATCAGGAACAGGCCAGAATTTGACTTTCAAGTCTCCATTGGTATCTACACCTTGAACTGTGTAATACATTGGAAGATTCAAAATTGGGC